GAAGGTCAAGCACCAAGCTGTAAGCACGGTGTAATGAGTTTCCGTACAGGTACTTCTGCTCGTGGCCCTTGGAAGGGCTGGATGTGTGCTGCGCCAAAGGGTGCAACAGATAAGTGCTCAACTATCTGGGCTTAACAAATGCGGGAACCGCACGAGTTTGAGGTTCCTTTATGTGCTCAAATAGGTGGCGATCTTTTCTTTCCTGAATATGAAACTGAAGGTAAGTTAGCTCGCATCGATATCGAAGCAGCAAAATCAATCTGTCGTAACTGTCAACACGTCACTGAGTGTGCAGAGTGGGGTATCCGCAAGGAACTACACGGCATATGGGGTGGACTGGCGGCTAGTGATCGACGCAAAATTCGTAGGCTACGAAACATAAATTTAGAACAGGACAAGAGTGCTTAAACTTTCCCGTGCTTGGAGTGGGGTAACTACTAAAGCTACGCCACTACCTGACGTGTGGAAAAATCTTGTTAAGCAATCTATTAAGTTTCGTCGTGGCCAAGTATGTATGGTAGCTGCAGCACCTAACGCTGGTAAGTCAATGTTCGCATTGATCTATGCCATCAAAGCACAGGTGCCAACGCTGTTCTTCTCCGCCGATACAGACACTGCGACAGTAATGATTCGTGCTGCTGCACACCTATCGGGCCATAGCCAGTTGGCTGTGGAACAGAACATAGACAAGAAATCTAACTATTATTCAGAACACTTAGCTAAGACATCACACATTCAATGGGTCTTTGACTCCAGTCCGTCTCTTGATGATATTGAGATGGAGATAAAGGCGTACTTTGAATTGTATGGAGTAGCACCTCAGTTGATTATCATAGACAACCTAATGAATGTATCTGCTGAGACAGACAATGAGTGGGCAGGCCTACGTGCGATTATGATGGAGTTCCACGATATGGCACGCAAGACAGAGGCTTGCGTCTTAGTACTTCATCACGTATCAGAGCAATCAGAGTATGGTTCTCCAATGATGCCACCACCTAGACGTGCTATCCACGGCAAGGTAAGTCAGTTACCAGCGTTGATACTCACACTAGGTTATGATCCGTCGCAAGGTATATTGCGTATCGCATCAGTAAAGAACCGATTTGGTCCACACTATGCAGATGCTTCTCAATGGGCATCATTGTTTGTTAACTTTGGCGCTTGTCAAATAGGCGATGATGATGCACAAGGTAGAGCGTATCTTCGTTCCGATCCAGAGAGTATGTATGGTGTTGTCTAATGGCTAACAAGAATGGACGTAAGGGTTCTCAGTTTGAGACAGATGTTATGAAATGGCTACGTAACGCGGGAGCTATGGCAGAACGTTTGACCAAGGCTGGGGCAAAGGATGAAGGGGATATGGTTGTTATCATATCGGGGGAAACTTTCATCTTAGAACTCAAGAACAGGCAGACCCTTTCCCTGCCTGAGTTCTGGAGAGAAGCACAGGTTGAGGCGCTTAACTACGCAAAGGCTAGAGGTCTTGGGGAAGTTCCTCTCTCTTATGTTGTAGTTAAGCGTCGCAACGCACCAATAGAACAAGCCTGGGTTATTCAGGATCTAACACAATGGATAAAGGAGAAACAATAATGCCAGTACCAGAGGGTGAAATCACAACAACAGATATCTTAGTACCAGAAGTAGAAGAAGTAGAAGAAGAAAAGATACCTTGGGAAGAAGTTAAAAAAGATTTGGGGATTGACAATGGTTTGTCAGAACTGTCGTAAAGCAGGAGAAGAGAACGGGCTTGCTCACTACAAGCGAGCTGCTCATTGGCACGACAAGTGTGATTTTAAGGGGTGCGTATGCCAGCACAAGACTGGTCCAGGGTTAGTAAAGCGTCCAAACGAAAGAACTCCGTTGATGCAACTTCAATCCCCATAGGAACTATTGTTTCCTATTACGGTGGAGAAGTAAGAGAAGGAAAGTCAGCAGCGGTTCGTTGCTGTATACATACAGATAGCAGACGTAGTGCTGTAATGAATACGTATGACAACCTGTACTTCTGCCATACCTGCGGTAAGGGTGGTAGTTCAGTAGATGTTGTTATGCACATAGAGAATTTGGAGTTTAAGGATGCCCTCAATCGTGCAATCGAAATCACTGCTGGAAGCGGCCAACCATTACAGTCAGGCAATAAACGAAGAGGCTCTAAACTATCTCGAAGGACGTGGAATATCTGATGCTGTTGCTCAACAGTTTTCGTTGGGTGTAGTAACAGATCCAATCAATGGCCACGAAATGCACAGAGGTTGGCTCTCGATACCATACATCACAGCTAGTGGGCTATGCGTAGGCTTTAAGTTCAGACGATTAGATGAAGGCAAACCCAAGTATGGATCTCCACTGGGTCAGAAGGCACACCTGTATAACGTAGGTGATATCACTATTGATAGTTCTTTTGTTGCAGTATGTGAAGGTGAGTTAGATACAATCATCTTGTCTGGTCTAGTGGGCATACCAGCAGTAGGTGTACCTGGAGTTCAGTCTTGGAAGCCACACTTTCCTAAGCTCTTCACGGGCTATGACAATATCTTTGTTATCGGTGACAATGACATCAAGGAAGATGGCACTAACCCAGGAGCTGAGTTCTCTAAGCGTGTCGCACAAGAGATTACAAATAGCACAATAGTAACATTACCCCCATCAATGGATATCAATGACTTCTATCTGGCCAATGGCGCAGATGCAACGAAGGCTTTGTTACTAGGACAGAAGGATGAGTAGAGACGAATGGCTACAAATGGCACAGATTTTGCAGCATATGGGCTTCCAGATCCTAGAGATCAATATGGAAACCGAGACTTTGTTAGTCCGTCCTATACCAACAAGATAGATGAGGCGTTCGTTGCTGATGTCTGGCGGATTATGGATCAAGCTGGCAACCTATTGGTACGTAAGCACCACGACTACGGCCCAAAGAACATTGCTCATTCACCAGGTGGACCACTTAATGGTCTGCGTGTACGTATGTGGGACAAGATAGCTCGCATCAATAACTTACTTGACTCAGGCGTTGAGCCTAGTAACGAATCATTGCGTGATTCATTCTTAGACTTACTTAACTACTCAGCTATTGCAATGATGGTACTTGATGGCAAGTGGCCAGAAGTACGGGATGATGTCTGAGTTACATAAATCTATCTATGACATAGCACCTAGTGTTGCAAGTGCAATAGCACGTCGCTTCCGTGGTTATGTAGAACGAGATGATGTACTGCAAGAGTGTCTTGCTTGGGCATTAACACGTGGCAGACAGTTTGATGAGATGCTTAACGAACCCAATGCAGTTCAACGTGTCATCAATGAGAAGCGTATTGCTTGGCAGATGAAGCGTACTGCTGAGCGTTATGCTCGCAAAGAGAAGGCATCTAAGTCTGGCTATCGTACAGGTGATGAAGCCTTCTACGATACAGCTATGATTGCACAGGTCCTACCTCACGTGATTGCATCTATTGTTGATGACACAGTATTAGAGCAGGCTCAGAACCTTATCAACGATGGTTCACCTAAGAAGCCTAGCGTTCCAGCAGAAGGCGGCAACCTGCTTGCTACCTTGATAGATGTCAAGCGTTCCTATCTCAAGCTAGAAGTAGAAGACCAGACCATACTTCGTATGCGCTACCACGAAGGACTTACCTTACAACAAGTAGCAGACCTATTAGAGTGTGCAGTATCTACTGCAGATCGTAGATGTACCAGTGCATTACGTAAGCTACAGAATGGTTTGGGTGGTGACAACCCGTGGCAATGAAAGAGATTGATTTATTTGAGTATCTAAGAGAGAACCTGTACCCAGACCTTACCAAGTCTGAGGGTATCTATGACTCCTTTGATTGCATTAGTGTTATGGCTGGTCACTACATAGAACTCAAGTGTAGACATACACACTATCCAACGCTATTGATTGAAGAGATGAAGTATCGCAAGCTGATAACGCAGGCAGCAGAAAGGGATCTCATTCCCTTCTATATTAACTCGACTCCAGAAGGAGTCTTTTCTTTTGACCTGATGGATGTTGCAGAACCTGAATGGTTTAGTCATTGGATGCCAGCGACAACTGAGTTCGCACGTTCTAACAAGGTCAGTAAGTTAGTAGGTTATCTACCTATTGAAGAGGCGGTCAAGCTCTGATGCAGTATGACTATCGTTGCCCTGATTGCAATGCAGTATTAACTGTTGAGCGCAGTATCCACGAAGAACCACGTGAACCATCTTGCTTTGATTGCCATATAACAATGATTCGTAAATGGGATTCACCTAGTGTCACCTTTAAGGGTAAAGGTTTCTACAGTACAGGTGGCTAATGACTAAAGGCTTTACTTCTGGTATGCGTACCTCACTTGATGGCACGTGGACTACACCACGCGACTACTTTGATAAGGTCAATGCTGAGTTTAACTTTACCTTAGATGCAGCTGCACTATCCTCTTCTACTCTAGTACCTGATAACTGGTATGGTCCTGACCATCCAGACCAATCAAGGCGTGATGCACTGGTTAGGAACTGGACTGAAGATAGCACTGGTCCTATATGGTTGAACCCACCTTACGGCAGAGTCATCAAAGATTGGATGCGTAAAGCAGACACCGTTGCTAATGGGGGGGTACGGTGGTTTGTTTAGTACCAGCTCGTACTGATACTGCTTGGTGGCATAACTACTGCATTATGCACGAGGTTAGATTTCTACGTGGACGATTAAAGTTTGGTGGATCAAAGAACTCAGCACCATTCCCTTCT